TCAAACACTAAGTATTTTGATGAATGAAATAGTTTACATTTAGAGCCTAGTGAAAGTCGCATACAGCAAATTATAACGAAAAATTGGGTAAGTAATGCAAATATTTACATAAAAATCTGACCAGACAATCTTCAGTGTATTGTCTATCATCAGATTTTCTTCGATCTTAGCGACTTGTCTTTTATCCATCTACCATGTGTAGATAGGAAATCTGATTTTGGCATAGTCATTATCAGTTTTTAATGCCCTGTAGTCCAATGGTAGAACGGCAGACTGTTAATCTGTATGTTGTGGGTTCGATCCCCACCGGGGCAGTTTATAATGGGGTATCGCCAAGCGGTAAGGCACAGGACTTTGACTCCTGTATTCGCTGGTTCGAATCCAGCTACCCCAGTTTACCGTGGATGTGAAAGTCTTAGCTTTGAAGATAAATAACAATAAACTTGAATTGTAACAAAGCAAAATACAATTGAAACGCACAAAGTTTAAAGCGATGGATGAAGGTTTTTAGTGCGCTAGATATTACGCTATGTCTATCTATTATAAGATATCAATAATAGATGGGTAGATGTTTTATCGAAACTGGTGTTAAGGTTGAAACCATGTATGTATCCGAAATAGTCACCAAGATAATCTATAACTATTTATACACGTGGGGATGGCACAGTTCATTGTCTGTCAGAGGGCGCACTAGGTAAACCTCATTGAACACATCTGCTGGTATGGTGCAATTGGTAGCGCAACTGACCTGTAATCAGTAGGTTAAGGGTTCAAGTCCCTTTACCAGCTTTTATTGAGAATGTGGTGTAATGGGAGCATACATGATTTGGGATCATGTGGAGCAGTTCGAGTCTGACATTTTCAATTTTAGACTATAATTCTTTCACGCATATTTCATATGCGGATGTGACGTAATTGGCAGGCGTATAAGATTTAAAATCTTGTGGTATTTATACCGTGTGGGTTCAAGTCCCATCATCCGTATTATGGTAGATTGGCGAAACAGGCAAACGCAGCAGTCTCAAACACTGCCGGGAAACCTTACGAGTTCGAGTCTCGTATCTACTATTATAAACAAATAATAATAAAGGTGGAATTATATGTCTAAACACAAACAAAATAATGATGGAATTTATTTCTTAGGTGAATCATCAACAGATGTCACCGGCTCTCAGTACCTTGTACAATTTGGAGGCAAAAAGATATTACTGGAATGCGGATTATATCAGTCAAAAAGCAACAGTTATCTTGATTCCTATAAAATCAATTCAAAGAAATTTGGATTCAAACCAAGTGAGATTGATTACTTGTTTGTGGCACATCCACATGTGGATCATTGTGGCTTAATTCCTCGATTGGTTGCCCAGGGATTCAATGGAAAAATTATAACTACACCTAACACTGCAGCGGTTATGAAATCGCTGCTTTTTAATTGTGCTTTTATTGTAGCTGATGAAGCAAGAATTCTTTCAAAACGCTACAGCAGAAATTACTCTCCTATTTATAGTGAAGATGATGTTTCTAAAACATTGCAGTTAATTAAACCTTATAGTGAATATGGTGTTGTTTTTCAACTTGACGATGTAGTTAGTTTTCAGTGGATTCCAAACTCTCATTGTGTAGGTGCTGCTCAATTACAATTGATTTTATCAGATGGATTGAAGACAAAGAAAATTCTGTATACATCTGATCTTGGTGCTTTGAATACGAAAAATCATTATGTAAGAAATACTGAAATTCCGGCAATGTTCAATGATGTTGCCATTATGGAAAGTACATATGGAAGTAGAGAAAAAGTAAATAAGAAAACCAGGGATTTTGACGTTGAGCATTTGAGAGTAGCTGTCAATACTGTATTGGAGCGAAAAGGTACTCTTCTGCTGCCATGTTTCAGTTTTAGTCGGACACAAGAATTACTTACTGTTCTCTATTTGATTTTTGGTTGTGACGATTCATTTAAAGCTGATGTAGTTGTTGATTCAAAACTTAGCTGTGAAATTTCTGACTTATATGAAACCATACTTAAAGGCGAAGACCTGGAATTATGGATGAAAGTGCGAAATTGGAAAAATGTTGTTTTTTTATCTGAGAAAGAAGAATCCAAAATGTGCCAGAATGATACTACTCCGAAGATTGTATTGTCATCCTCTGGATTTTGTACAAATGGTAGGATTGTAAACTATTTACAAAAGTTCTTGCCCGATCCAAACAGTATGGTTGTATTCTCTGGATATGTTGGCGATAATCCTTCATATCTCTCCTATCGAATCAAGAACTATAAAGACTACAAGAAACTGATAATCAATAAAATGCCGGTGGTAAATAGGGCTGACTGTATATCGCTCTCTACTTTCAGTAGCCATGCCAATAGAGATGACTTGATTAAGTTCGGTAGTTCTTTGAATACAAACAAACTTATCTTGGTTCATGGTAGTGAAGAAAGCAAAAAGTCATTATCTGAAAGTTTGAGAAAAGAAATTTCTAAAAATGATAAGACTTTCAGAGTCTTATGTTCAAATAAAGGAATGAAAATTTCGTTGTAATCTTTTATAGCATGGGTTGGAAACTCCCCATGCTTTTTTATATGGGAGATTGGTGGAATTGGTAGACACGTTGCGTTAAGGGCGCAGTGCCGTTATTGGCGTGTGGGTTCGAGTCCCACATCTCCTACTCCCACTATTCTATAGTGGAAAAATTGCATAAAGAAAGAAGGTTTGATAAATGGGTGTTACAAAAAAACAGCAAGTGGAAAAATCACTCGCTTCTGACGTTTCAGTAAATAGCGATGTTACGCTTGAAAAAATCTCTGCCAAAGAAGAACCAGATGATTACGTTTGTCAGACTTGTGGTAAGCACTATAAAAAAAGAAAAGGCAATTTCTCTCCATCTAAGTCACCGATTTATGCCGGTACAGATGGATATATGAACACATGTAAAAATTGTGTTGATGAATTGTTTATACATTACACTAATTTCTTTAATGGCAATGAAGAACGTGCTATTGAAAGAATATGTCAGTTGTTTGATTTGTACTTTAATGAAAGTGCCCTCGCTGCATCAAGAAAAATCAGTGAGGATCGTAGTCGTATTTCTGTATACATCAGCAAGATACAGATTAAACCCCATACTGGAAAAACATACAGTGATACTCTGATTGAGCAAAAATCAAATTCTATCAATTCAGCCGATGACGTTGCTGAATATAGTGGATTGGATGCTACTCAGTTGAAAAAAGCTGTTGGTGTTTGGGGATTTGGTTTTGAGCCGGAGCAGTATGGTATTTTGAATGATATGTTTGACGATTGGAAATCTAGGGTTGTTATTGATGGCAAGACAAGAGAAACCCTTGTAAGGGAACTGTGTATTATCAAGTTACAGATGAACCTTGCATTGAAGGATAATAATGTTGAGCTTTACACAAAGCTGATGAAAACATATCAAGAGACTATGAGATCCGCAAACTTACAGCCGAAGCAAGAAGATGAAAATGATAAAGCATCTGAAAAACCAATTGGTGTAATGATTAAAATGTTTGAGGATGAACGTCCGATAGATAAGTGCCGACCAGAATGGGAAGATGTAGACGGTATTGTAAAATATATCACTATCTATTTCTTAGGGCATTTATGCAAGATGTTGAAATTAAAAAATAAATACTCAGCTCTTTATGAAGAAGAAATGGCTAAATACAGAGTTGAGATTCCTGAATTAGAAGAAGCTGATGATGAAGATATCTTTGATTTCATTGTAAACGGCGGTGACGCTGATGGAACGAAAGAATAAAGGTAGTTTATCGGACTCTAAATACGACAAAATAATGTGTGGTCTGAATATATGGATAGGCTACTATCGTGCAAACCCTGTACGATTCCTTATTGATTATTACGGTATGGAGTGGATTCGCCCATTCCAACAAGTGCTAATCACATTTATGTTCAGATTCAATAATTTTATGACTATTGCGAGTCGTGGTATGGGTAAGTCCATGATCGTTGCTGCTTTCCTATGTGCCTATTGTACACTATATCCTGGTGTTAAGGTATGTATTGCTGCCGGTCAACGTGGTCAGTCAATTAACGTCCTCTTGAAGATTGTAGAGGAATTTATGCCACAATCTCCTAATTTAAGGAATGAGATACTCAAAACAAATACTTCTCCCTCAGAGGGATTTATATATTGGAAGAATGGTTCTGTTATAAAAGTTGTAACGGCAAGGGACTCTGCCCGTTCTGCCAGAGCAAACATCATTATAATGGACGAGTTTAGACTTATTGATAAAGGTGTCGTTGATAAGGTACTGAGAAAATTCAAAGCCGGACAACGTAGACCTAACTTCTATAATAAAGAAGAATACAGCGATAAAGTTGAAGAAAATAAGGCTAAATATCCAAAAGAACCTAATAAAGAGATTTATTTGAGTAGTGCATACTACAAGTATCATTGGTCTTGGGCAAAGTTCAAGGCATTTTTTAAATCCATGATTAAAGGCGAAAGCTACATGGTCGTTGGATTCCCGTATCAATTACCTGTTTATGAAGGATATTACCCAGAAGAACAGATTCGTGAAGAAATGCAGGAAGATGACTTTGATAGCATTGCATGGTCAATGGAGATGGATTCTCTTTTCTTTGGTAGTTCTGAAAAGGCTTTCTATAACTTTGAAACTGTAGATAAGATTCGTAAGATTCAGAGAGCATTATATCCGAAGCCTTATTATGCACTGTTGAATGACAGTAAGTATAAGTATGAACCAAAAAGAAATGGTGAGATACGTCTTTTATCAATGGATATTGCGACACAAGGCGGTTCTAAAAATGACGCTACTTGTTTTACACTGATGCAATTGCTTCCAACTTCAAGCAATCAATATATTAGAAATGTTCTGTATATTACTACATTAGATGGTGGTCATACATTTGACCAGGCTTTAAAAGCAAGGCGGTTATTTGAGGATTTCGATTGTGATTACATAATCGTAGATACAAATGGTGTCGGTATTGGTGTATTCGATAACCTTGTTATTGAACAGGTTGACGATGAAAGAAATACTGTATATCCGGCATGGTCATGTATCAATGATGACAAAATGGCTGAAAGATGTAAAGATCCTGAAGCAGAGAAAGTCATCTACAGTATTAAGGCTACTGCTAAATTCAACTCTGATGCTGCAGTATATCTTAGAGACTGTATCAAACGTGGAAAGTTACGACTTCTTATCAATGAAATAGATTCTAATGATATTTTGAATCGTAGCAAGGCTTTCCAGAATTTATTAGTTGAAGATCAAGTAATGTTCCAAGAACCATTTTATCAGACAACTGCCATGATTAAAGAAATGATTAACTTGGACTACACTGCTACTGACGGAAAAATTAAAGTCGTTGAAGTGGCTGGTATGAGAAAGGATAGATACTCTTCTATCTCCTATGCCAACTATATTGCAAATGAGCTTGAAAGAGACATGCGTAATATTGAAGACGAATACGGATTTTCAACTTTTATCAATTAAAAAATTAGGAGGTAGATAGATGCCAGAACAGAATGAAGTGGCAGCTTCTACTACCAAAAAGCGTGGTAGATCATCTGCACCTAAACGTAAGGCAAACACGAATAATCGTGCTAACCATAATGTAGAAACAAATGCTTATGCCTATAATACTACATTACCTTATATCTATTCTGTCTTAGGGGATTTTCTTGATGCCTCCCCATATACGATAAAGGATATTAGAACATTTTCTAAAAATCCCCAGTATTACAACAAACAGTTAAGAGATTTGGCTTGGTGGGCGTATAACACTAACGGTAGTGTAAGGAGTGCCGTTAATTATATTGGCTCTATGCACACTCTTGATAAGGTAATTGTTTGTAAGAATAAAAAAAAGCGTCCGAGAAATTTTGAAAGAAACAGACTCAAAATGTTATCTGTTCTTGACAAAATCAATTATAAGCAACAAATCAGAGACAATCTGATGAAAAATGCAAATGATGGAACTGCTTTCTACTATTTTGAAACTGCAAACAGACCTATTAGCAATGAGAAATTCATATCTGATTATCAAATGGCTAATATTGTTGAGATAAATGAAATTGGTATGGATGTTTCTATTATTCCTTTGCCTGTTGATTGGTGTAGAATTTGTGGCAGAGTAGGTAATCATTATCGTATGGCTTTTAATTTGAGATATTTCGATCAATTCAATGACAGAGAATTAAAAGCACGATTACAAGCTATGCCGAAAGAAATTCGTGATGGATATAATCAGAATAAAGGCAGCATCAATAATTGGATTATACTTGACGATACAAAAACTATCGTTACAAAAGTAAATGCTGCAATTAACCAGCCCTGGGGTGTACCAATGGCTGTAACTGCCTTTGATGATATTATGTATGCTGAGTATTTTGTCAATACTAAACGTACAGTTTTGGATTCAATCAATAATCAGATTATTTATATGACATTCCCGGAAGGAAAAGAAAAAGGAACGTCATCTCTTACAAAAGACCAACAGAGAGAACAGCATGAAAAAGTAAAAGAGGCTGTTATCACTCGAAGAAGTCAGTCTGGTATATCTTTCTTCTCCCTTGCAAGTGGAACTAAGATAGACAAAATGGACGTTGATATAGATATTTTCGATGAGAAAAATGAAGCATCTATTAAGGACGCTGTGCCTGGTGCTTTAGGTATCAGTTCTGCCAGTCTTGACGGTAATACAAAAGGTAATTATGCAACTGCTTCTCTCAACTTAGAGCTTGTTGCAAGCAATACCTATACATGGGTTGAGAATTTCATGTTTGAACTTAATAAATGCATTAACGCAAATATTATCATGGATTCTTCTTGTGTGGTTGATTGCTATATTTTACCTACAACCTTTGCAAACAGAGATAAACAAGTAAAATACATGCAGGATTTATATTCTCATGGTAAGGGATCTCTGACCGCTTGGGTAAGTGCAACTGGGTTTGATCCAGATGCATATATCTCTCTGCTTGACTATGAGTTAGAGTCTGATTTTGAAAACAAATATCCTGTTCATGCTACATCATTTACAATGAGTGGTCGTGATGAAGCAGATAGTAAAGAAAGTGGTCGTGAAACAGTAGATTTTGCGACAAATGAAAATACGATACAATCACAATCTTCTGGTTCAAACACCAATCCTAAACCAAGTACAGATTAGGAAGGAAGATTATGTGCATGACAGAAACAAATTCTGTAGTGAAATGCAAATCAGTTTTTAAGCCTGGTGTTGCAAGGCATTTAATCAAAATGGGAAATCCTGTTTATGATATCAAGCCGAAGAAAGAAAATCCAGACGCTTCTATTTTCATATTTGTGGAAACGGAAAAATTTGTAAATGATTTCACTACTATTTTAAGTACATCTGAATAGATGTTTATTACGTTATTGTTAGAAATGGCACTTTAGGGTGTCTTTTTTATTGCAATAAATTATACAAAAAGGTGGTACATATCATGGAAATGGAAAAAAGATTTTTAGAAATTTCACAAGCCACCAACCCAAATGGACGCAGACGAGTCAAAATTGTTTTGCATGAAATTTACCCCGATAACACACGTTGGAATATCAATGGTATCTCCTATCTTGAACAATACACAAGAGATAATGCAGATACCGTAAAAGGTATGCCATTATGCGCTGAGTTCCTGGATAATGATAAAGAAATCCCATATGGTCATGGATTGACTGGTCAGATTAAAAATATGCCGGTATTTGAAGATTCTGTGCAAGTAGGTGTGTTTGAGGACTGGTCGATTGAAGACATTGAATTGGAAGACGGAATGCATAGATGTTTATGTGGTGTTGGCTACATAAATGAAGCAAGATATCCAAAATTTGTAAAATGGATTGAGGATAAGATTGCTGATGGCATTACTATTCGAGGAAGTGTTGAATTTGTTGGTACAAAGGAAAATGACGGTGAAATAATTTATGATGGCGGTTGGAAAGAACAAGGTCGTATTCCTATGATTTATGATTATAGTGGATATTGTATCTTATCCGTAAAACCTTCTGATTCGACTGCCGTATTAGTTGAACTTAACCAGTTCAATCGTAAAAACTTGGAGGTTATTGAAATGAATGAAGAAATGATGAAAGCACTTTCTGATTTAAAAACTGACATTATTTCAGAATTTCAGGACACTAGAAAAGTTGAAGTAAATTCACAGGTTGCTAGTCTTGAATCACAGGTTGCAGAACTCAATTCTAAGATTGATGAGCTGAATGCCTCTATCAAAGAAAAGGATGAGGAAATTTCTGAACTTAACCAGAAATGTGAAAAATCTGAAAGTGATGCCAAAGCAAAAGAGGACGAGCTTGATGCGAAAAATAAAGAGCTGAATGCCCTTGTTGAGACACAGGCTGCAGAACTCAATGAACTGAAGAAAGCAAACAAAATTGCTGAGTTAAATAGTGCCCTTGCAGATTATACAGATGAGCAGAAAGATTATGCTAAAGAGGAAATCGAAGCATTCAATGCTGATCCGTTCTCTGTAGAAATCAATTCAATCACAACAAAGATTGATGCAACTGCATATAAGAAAATTCGTGAGGAAAATGCAAAGAAATCTCTTGAAATGAACTCAATGAAAGACGAATTTGATGGCATTATGTCAGCAATTGATCCTATCGTCAAAGATGATAATTCCGTTGACGATTTTGATTGTTTCGCTTAATCAAGCGTAAATAAATGTATAGAAGAAATGATGAAAGAAGGAGAAAGCTACCATGTTAAAATTTAGAGAAATTGGTACATACAAAAATGCCGTTAATGTTGGTTACTGCACAGCAGACGTTAAGCTGCATAACGGTAATGTTGTAACTTTCGATAGAGCTACAAAGAAAGCTGCTGTTCCTACTGATGGAAAAGAAACAGGGCTTGCAATTGTTATGAATACTATCGACAAGCCTGAGACTCTTACACCAAATGATTATGTAATCGAAGTTGGTGAGAATCCACGTTTATTTGTTCTTACTTCACTGAAAGGAAGAATCATTGACATGGATATGGATCAGGTAGATGGCACATACGCAGATATTGCTGTTGGTGATTTCCTTGTTGCAGAAGCCAGTGGAAAACTGAAAGCTGTAAAGAAAACCACAGGAGTAGTTGACTACAAAGAATATTTTGTAGTAAGTGAGAAAACAAGTTTCAACGGTGAAGGACTCGCTGTTGAGGTTGTTATTGCCTAATTGTAACTTAATACACTAATTGGAGGAACGAAACAATGAGAAATATCGTTGAATTAAATACTTCTTTTGAATTAGCAAATCCAGTAAAAGATGATGTAACTATCAAGGATCAGGCTAAATTCAAACAGATGGTTGAAATCTGTTCTGCTCTGTTTACTGGTACAGATGCCGGTAAATATGGCACACAGAAAGATGCTGTAGCAAAGAAACTTTCTGCACTTGGAGAAGCTGCAGCTATGGGTGATTTCAAAGCTAGAGCTGAAATCAATACAATCGTTAAGTTCATTATTGAGCCGAAACTGCTTGAGGCTATGAAGATTTATGATTTCTTAGGAAATTATCATGAACTTGCTTACCATGAACAGCCGAAAGTTAAAACTTACAACTACGAAGGAATTAACGCTCGTATGCAGGCTGCAAATTCTGATGTAAGTTTTGCTGGAAGAAACTGGATGGAATATCCTGTTGCTACAAGAACCATTTCTGCTGGTATGGCTATTGATTACCGTGAACTTGCTTCTGGTAACTTCGATGGAACAATCGCAGAGGAAATGGCTCAGGTTCAGGTTGATATGAACAACAAAGGTGTAGCATACGTTCTTGGTGTTCTGAAGAAATCTCTTGCAAACAACACTAAATATGTGAAGAACTATAGCACATATACAGGTGATCTCCCTACAGAGGCAGACGTTGCTAAGAGAGTTGCATTTACTCGTAAAATGGGTAAAGTTGCTATCTTAGGTGACTACAGCTTAATCCAGGAAATCAGCGGATGGAACGGATATAAAACTGTTGGTGATACTAAGATTCCATTCTATAGCCCATCACAGGTAGATGAAATCGCCAAAGCTGGTGTAAACGGATTCTATAAAGGAAGCACACTTGTAGAACTTGAAAATCCGTTCAACTATACAAAACCGCTTGCTGACAAGTCTGGATTCGAGACTTATTACGCAGATGATGAGCTGTACTTTACTGCTGCTGGTAATAAATCTCCGCTGAATATCTTCAGACGTGGTGGTATCACAACAATGAGCGGTACAGACGTTGAAACAGGTACAATCAAAACTCGTTTTGATGTTGAACTTGGTGCTGACGTTGTAAAAGGTCGTGAATTTGAGATTGGTTTACTTGCTAAACAGTCTTAATTAAACGAAAATAAATGTATAAGCATGGGGAAATCTGTTTTTCTCCATGCTTTTATTATAAAAGGAGTTATACATCAATGGACGAAAAAGTTATTGAAAAAAGCGAAAATGTTGTAACTAAGACAACGAAAGCAAAAACACCACGTACAAAAGCAAAGACACGTACAGTAGACAATCTCTCTTTAAGCGATAGAGTTTCTATTGACAATCTTTGTGGATGGACTATCGGATTTGTTTCTGAGGAAAATGGAAAATCAATTCAGATTGATCCGAACATCAAAGATTATAAAAGATTAACACTTGCTGAGATTGATTCACAAGTTAAAGTCGGAAATGTTGCATTTTGCGGAGTTGATGGACTTGGCTCTCATGCTGCTTTTAAAATCAATGATCCACTCGTAAGAGAATATGTTTTCGGAGAAGATATTTCGCCGGTTCAATTAACAGTGGATGCAGTAAATGATTTGTTCGCATCTAAGAGTAAGAAAGAATTTCATGATAAACTTTCTTCTTTGGTTGTAACAGAATCAGAAAAGAAAATGATTGCAATTATGTGTTCAGATAAGGACTTATACCCTTCTGTCAACACTGATGAAGTTCCGTCTTATATGCTTGCTGAAATTGAGGCAGTCAGTGGATTAAATCTCGATTAAAAATAATTGGAGGTGCATTCAATGACATCATATACAGACGTTGTATCTGCATTTGAATCAATCATTAAATGTAAGTATGTACTTGCAGACGGATTAGTTCGTCAATGGTTCTTGAATGCATTAGGTGAATATGAACTAAATATTGATTCTTTAGGATTCGATAAACAAGATTTAGTATTTACCCCACCCTCTTCTGATTCAGATTCTTTCGATGACAATGGTGATTTGAAAAACTATGTCATTTTGAGTCTGGCTGAGATTATGAAGTCTTACTATATGCAACAAGAGGTAAGGCGTGTAAATCAGTTAAATAATATCATCGGTAAAGATATCAGTCTTAACGGAACTGGTGATACAAAGAAATACACAAGAGCGGAAGCTGATGCAATAGATTCAAAAATTGCAGACCTTTACACAAAGCAAAAATGTCCAGCTTATACATAGGCGGTGATATTTATGGCTGTGGATTGGTATTTAATGGATCAACCACCTATTTATAATGGTGGTTTTGAGGGCGAAGAATTTTTCGCTTACGCACAAGATGGTTTTAAGGAAATGCTTGATACCACTATGTTGTGCGATAATGTTGAGTTTATAAACAGTGATTTTTCTGTTATTACTCCCGGCAAGGCAATTATACAGAGTGTTACGCCAGACACACAATTGAAAGCTGAAGACAGACAAATTTTAGTGCCGATTGGAACTTTACAAACATACTCTTACATTCGTTTTGAAGATGAAATTTGGATTATTGCTTCTGAACCAAGTAATAACAAATTTTATGAAAAGGCAGTTCTTAAAGTTTGTCACAATCAGTTACGATGGCAAGATCCAGAAACCAAGAAAATATATGAATATTGGTATTGGTGTGAAGATGTGACACGGTATAGTTCTGGTGTCTTCAAAGGAAATATTGTTATCACTTATGATAAGCAGTATAGCCTTTTACTGCCAATGGATAAAAATACAAGAAGGCTTCATGACGGTATGCGATTTATGTTGGAAATGTCCAACGATGTACCGTTGGTATATAAACTCACAAAATTCAATGGTTTAACAAACAACAATAAAAATGTAAAGTTGTTAAATCTGTCATTGACTCAAACTGTATACGATGAAAATACAGACAGTGTTGATATGATGCTTGCAGATTACAAACAAAATAATGTTGAGCCTACTGAAAAGTACGGTTATACTTGCGAACTTACATATAAAGCTGACACTATCAGTTTATCATCGTTTGAAAAATACTCTGCTACATTTTATGACAATGAACATAATGTGGTAGATGATATCGAATATCATTGGGGAATTTCTGATAATGATTTCGATGAGAAAGATTTGGTATTAACTACTGGTGACAATTTTGTAAAAGTTACTGTAAAAAACAATCGTGATTTGGTTGGAAAGCAATTCCACTTAAATGTTCTTTCATCGGTAGATACAATATTGGCATCTGTTGTTATTACGATTACCGCTTTATGGTAAATGAGGTTTATTATGGAAGATTTTGACATTAACTCTTTTAAATCTGCGGTAATAAATACAATTGTCGAAAATAACGAGAT